GTCCATCCGGCGGAGCTTCTTGATCGCCATGATTGATAGTGACTCTTCTGCTAGTCTGTTTCTATCTCGACAAGTCAAACGATAGAGCTTATCTATCGCCATCTTGTCCGTTGTGACTCGCTCTGTCTTTACATGATGCTGAACGGGCAAGCCTAACGTGTAGTACAGATATTTCTCAACTGGCTTAGCCGAGCGCCACGGAACAACCTTCTTCGTGCTCGGAACCATTACGTACTTGAGCGGCCTACCTGTCTTTTCGGACTTAGTACCGGGAGGAGCAAGTTGCCGCTTGTTGATAGGCTTGTCGTAAGTCCTTAATTCTACAGCAAGATACGCTTCCTCAACCAACATCTCCCTCTCGATGCGCTTCCGTACCTCAGTGATACGAGAGGAGTCAACCTTGAACCCAGTGGTCTGCATCAGGTGACATATCTTAGCTAGCGGCACCTGTACGAGATGGTAGAGATCATCCAACTTTTCTACCTTCAGCATCGCCCGCAACTGATTGAAACACTGGAGCGTTACGTCTACATCCCTACAGCAGTACGTCTCAAGGGACTCTTTCTCACCTTTCCAGGCTGGTTTATTACTAAACAGACTTCCGACAAATTCCAGGTCGTGAGGTAAATCGGGTTGAAGCAGGTGTTGCATGAGCATAGTATCCCAGAGGGTTTCCGCTCTATGTTGAATTCCCGACTTCTGCAAGATGGGCAGGTCAAATTGGATACTATTGTGCCCAACCAAACTTGTAGCATTGCGAAAAATTCGTTTGAGTTCCGCAATGTAAGCCCCTCTAAATGGGACACAAACGGCATGGAACGGCTTGTCCGATAGGCCCACCATAAGTATCTCAGAAGTAAACCTATTCGTTTCAATGTCAAAACAAAACTCTTTAGCATCAAACGCCCTCACATCATCCAAGCTCGGCTTTATGTTGTAGTTCTCAGGCGGCTCAATCAGCCCCTTCTTGAAATCGTTGACGACTACGGGAACATACGTTTGATCTCTCATGACGTATGCGGGGTGCAGCGTAGGGATAGCTATGTTCTTGTCTCCCAACTCCGGAATCGGCATCGGACTTCCGCGATGCTTGAAGATGCCCCCGTTCTTCTTGGCGACAATTCGGAGGGGTCGTTCCCCTAAGAGGTCAATCCGCGTCCACGGACGGCTCTTTAAGACGGGTACGACGTGGTTCTGATAGCATTGTTCGACCGCCTTCTTCCCGTCCGCCAGGGATATGTAACTCCTTGCGTCTGAGGAAGTTGGAAAGACGTTCTTAGGCGGACGACAACTCAAGCAGTTAGTGATTGTCACCGAAGCGCGGGGAACTCGCGCCTTTCGAGCCATGCTGTCGTACCATCGACCCGAACCCCCCACAAGCGGCTCCCCTCTCAGAGCTTCCTCTTCTCCAGGCGCTTCCGAGATCACGAGCCGTAGGCCGGTTCCCCGCTTCGGCGGAACAAAATTTGAGTTTGGGAACAACCGCTGCATGTGGCAGTTGTTACACCCTTCTATATCTTTTACCTGTGCCAACTACTTCTCGCCCTTTGGCCGGGGCAACTTAGGGCGAGAAACGAACGTGGTCTTAAGAACCATTCCACGGGGAACGAAACTTACATCGTTTAGGCGGTGATTCTGATTCATCATCGCGGCGGTCCAAATACCATACTTCGATTCCCCTATAAAGTGGCCTATAGTAGCAGTTATCATAGCACCGTCTTTTTTCAGATCGTCAGGGTACAGCCACCCCGCGTAGCCCGCTGCATCCCTCCAATCAACCCGTACTATGTCCCCGAACTTAAACTTTCTTTTTGCCATTGGCAGCCTCCTCAATCGCGGTATTAAGCCCCTGAATACTATCAGGTGTAGACTCTATCCGACCTCCCTCCATATCAAGGAACTCGGTTATAACAACCCTCGCTTTCTTTACGACATTTTCATAGAGATCAATCTTCGCGTACAACGCAGCATTCTCTGGATGCATCACAACCCCCTATCGTATAAAGCTCCAAGCTATGTACCCCACCCCTGAGAACCAAGCAAGAACAAAGGCTCCCATCAAGGGGTCACTCTTCACCAACTCTACAAGATGTCTTATCGCGTCCATGCGTGCCTCTTCAACCACCTAACTAGCCAAGCCATACTCCCTACTGAACCTATCCATGTTGCGAGATCGATGTAAGACTTCCCAAGCCACGAGCCCCGTGACAGCTCGCCGAATTCTCCGACAGATATGATGAACACTAGGACTACCGCCGGGACAACAAATCCGGCTAGGTCATTTATCTTGAACTTGGTGAACCGTTGTAGGTAGTGGAATCCTAGCAAGGAGTATAAATAGAGCGTTCCTCCCCATCCCCAGTGTAACAACTCGCGTGCTAGAATATGCTCGAAGTCCATATTACCCCATTAGATATAGGAATAGAGGCCCAACCCTCGTCACTATTGTCCCGGCGAGTCGCTAGTGATCAAGACTCGAACCTCTTTTCCTAACTGCTTTAGGCTGCTACCCGAAAGTTAAAAATGTCTACGTCCGAGGAGACTTGGGGAGTGTTTGGATCCCCGCCCTCCGGCACGTATTCACGGTGCGTAATCTGAGCACCGAACCTTCCCCCATTTTCCGCAGCCCGATTCAGATACGTGAGCGGCTCCTCCCCTGGGAGTGCCGTAACCCCTAGTGCTTCACGCAAGCGCGCAAAGACTCTAGGTGCCCAATCGTACTGGTCGGGGTCTGGGAAACTGAATCGAACCCTCCGGCCTGTATACTCACCATCGCTGGCGATAACGGCCTTGATGTTCAATCTGTTGGATGCGTTATCGAGTGTAGCCCCTAGAAGCTGAAAGTCGTAGTCCCCAATAGCAATCGGCTCTTGGAATGGACTAACCTCATCAGCCTTCAAATTTACCCAACCCATATTTTATCTCCTCTCTTGCTTCTACTATGTTAGACCCAGAAAAGCGGTGAATTACGACACTATTTTCAATCTTTTTTCGCTTTGTTTTCAACGAGTTAGAATTCTCGGGATCTAGAACGGTCGTCCCGTCTTGCGGTGCTAGCAGCCGTTCCTGGTATACCAGCTATACTCCGCAAATCATCTGCGCTGCCAGGGATTCCCGTAGCCACCCTGGATGCCTTTCTCCATCGAATATTGGCTCGGCCTGATGGACGGGGATCACTCCCCTTGCTAACAAGCCTAGCGTCTACTATGCCCGCTAGGGGCGCGTCTATTCCGCCACAGCACAGAAATTGGAGCGGGCCTTAACTACTCCGGTTACGATCCGTCGCGCCGAGTTACAGCACAAGATAGAAGGCCCGCTTTGAGATGGAGCAGGCCCTTGACCGGGTCGCTAGTTGCGATCTAACGTCAAATCCCCGGGGGGCCTGCATAGAAAAATCGGGGTGGATGGATTCGAACCACCGTCGTCCCGCGTCCAGGGCGGGTGGGCTGGCCAGACTGCCCTACACCCCGCTAAACTCTCTCCGCCCCCTCCGCACACCCCTTCTTAATCTTCTCAAGGATGTACTTGAACGTCCCGCGCCCGCCCTTCTCGAACAGCTCTTCGGCATCCAGTAGGCTCTTCCCATTCCTCACCCACCGACACTTGACGACGTGCGTGCCGTCGCCCTCCGTCAGTAGGTAACGCTCCGTATAGCGGGACTTGGCATCCTTTGGGTTGCGAAGCTTCTGACGGGTCTTTACGCATATTACGATGTCGAACATCGCAGTCGTGCCGAGGAAGAGTTGCCCCGGCAGGTCTGGCCCGATTAGGAAGGCACCTCTCCCTGTCTCTGCGTCGGGCTGCATGAATCGCAAAGTTGCGGTAGCTATAACATGTTTGTCCAGACCGATTAGCTTATTGAGTAGCCGCCGGGTCAGTTCACCCATCGTCCCATAATCATCTAACTCTGGTACGCCCCGCGCTCGCTTGGCGGATTGCCCTTTGGTTCTAGGAACTCTAAGCGCATCCTCTTTGACAAAGGTCTTCGTCATCTCAGATAAAGAATCTAAAACGATAGTATCTTTGTCTTTGAATATCAGACCGCTACACACAGCATCGAAATCGGCCATAGATGTAGGTGTAACGTAGTCTAAGCCTTTCTCCGCAACGGTCAGAAGCCCCTTACCGTGCCCACTTTCACAAGCCGCTACCCCAAGATTGGGGGCCTCACTGATCCACTCCGTCTTGCCCGACCCCGGTAGGCCCATTATCAGGATTTTCAGTCGGATATTTTCGGGATTTAGTAATTCCTTGGTATTTTTTATTTCGAGCGACATATTTCTCCTTTATACGAAAAACAACATTATAATTAGGATGATACCGCCCCCTACCCACCACGATAGCGGGACGGGTGGAAGATTCGAGTCATTTCGGTAATGAGGTTTTATATCATCTCCTTATTTAATGTGAGTTAAAAGATGATTCAACCCGTAAGCAAACGCAGAAGTAACAAAAAACAACATTATATAGAACACAACCTGACTAGCTACCGTTGGGGGTTTCAGTTGGTCTCTCATCCTTCCCCTCCTTAAAGTTCTCGCATGGACAATCTGCATTAGCGCATCCAGGCCAATGCACATCCTCAAATTCTTTGGCTTGTGCTTCACATCCAGGTCTTATATATACCGCCTTTCCAAGTCTTATATCATGCTCACAGCGATAATGACCACATCTTGGGTCGGCACACTCGTCATAGTATTCTTCGGGTATCCCATCTAGACGACTCGGTTCGCTCATAGCTTCTCCTGAACCACTACTTCGTTGTTGAAGATGCCACCGATGGCTTTGTGGCCGAGTGCGAATACTTTAGGGTAGCTTGGAATTTGCATAGTTCTATTCCTCCGGAATGTGCAGGGCTACT